CGGCGGCGGCTACGGCGACACCAGCGCCGGGACGGTAATCCTGTTCTCCGGGCGCGTCTCCGACATCGACTGCAGCCGCACCGGCATCGACATGAAATACCGCTCGCACCTCGAACTGCTCAACATCCAAATGCCACGACGACTGTGGCAATCGAGCTGCACGCATGTGTTCGGCGATGCGATGTGCCAGTTCAACCGGCCGAACCTTGCCGCCACCTTTTCGGCCGGCGGCGAGTCGACGACGACCGTCATTAGGGGCGCCCCCACGACGACGACGCCCTACGCGCAGGGAACCATCATCGGGCTGACCGGCGGCAATGCCGGCTACAGTCGCACGATAGCGAGCTTTGTCAGCGGCGGCACCGTCACCGTGAAGCTCGCCCTTCTGTCGCCGGTCGCTGCCGGCGATCAGTTCCAGCTGCTGCCGGGTTGCGACCGTACGCTCGCGACCTGCACCAACGTCTTCAACAACACCATCCATTTCGGCAGCTTCCCGTACATCCCGACCCCGGAGACTGCCGTATGACTGGGTATGCTGGGACGGATCCACGGCGACTGGCGGTTATCAAAGAAGCCTAGGGGTGGTTGCGGACGCCCTATCATCATATGAGCCGGGTCAAGGGCGCCGGCAGCGACTCTTGATGATGCTCGCGGAGGTCTACGAGGCGGCCGGCGTCGTCCCGCACATCGAGGTCCCCTCTATCCAGCGGATTGGAACCTTCACCGCGGCGCGGAACGGTACCTCGACGGCGTCATGCGGCACGCGATCGAAATCTTGGCGCCGCCACAGCCAGGCGACGTCGTGGTTTTTCGCTTCGGCTGCTGCTAGGCGATCGTGGTCGAATGGCCACGGATCATCCACGCGCGGGTTGCCGTTGGGGTGATCTATGGAGACGCCACGCAGCCAAAGCTAGCCAGCCGCAAAACCGCGTTTTCTCGATCCATTCGTTAACATCTTTGTGGAACCAAAATGACCGCCAAAAAAACCGCGACACAGCCGCAGCGAAGCGCTGCGCTTCTGGTGGCGTCTATATCATTGTCGGCCCTCATTGCCGCAAGCGCGGCTGCTGGGTACGAGATCGGCAAGAGCAAACCGCCAGACATTGTGACCGTTACCAAGGAGGTTCCGACCGTTATCACTGAGAAGATTCCTCAGCCATATGAGATAAAGGTTTACTATCCAGTCGCGTCTCCGATTGCCAAACCCCCCCACGGACACTGTCCGTCCGTTGCCGATGCTCTCAATATGTTCGAATTTCTGCAGATCGATCGCAGGGTCGATACGCTTACCGAGGACAAATAATAACGGTGGGCGGCAGTTTGGGTTCTGGCAGCAGCGCGAAGCAGCCGACGGCTGCGGGCTCGCTGCAATTCTCATCTGCGCAGCGCGGCGGTTGCATACCGCTCGTCTATGGCACGACGCGCGTCGCGGGATACAACCGCGTGGCGGGCACCAATGCGATCAGCGGCGATACCGAAGAGAACGGCGTTACGTTGCTGCCTCGCGCCATCACTTTCAGTGCCGGCGCCGGATCAACCGGGCTGGTAATCCAGGGCGCACTGACCTCGACCCGGCCCTTTAGGTCCGGCAACATCGCCCGCCTGACGGGCTGGAACGCTGGCGCGAGCCGGACCATTGACGGATTCACGGGCGGCCAGACCGTTTCGGTCGAACTCGCGTTCCTATCGCCTATCCAGCCTGGCGATCAATTCCAGATCCTGCCGGGATGTGATCGCACGATGACGAAGTGCATCAACGTCTTCAATAACCAGCAGCTCGGCCAGAGCACCAGGCGGTTTGGCGGCTTCCCGTTTATTCCACTTCCGGAGACAGCAGTTTAATGGACGACGGTTACGAATGCCCGTTTGAGCACCTGAAAGATACTGAGGAGGGCGCCAAAGCGTGCAAGCGTGTAGCGGTTACCCGCGAGGCTGAGACGTGGTTGGGCACGCCCTATCATCATATGGGCCGGATCAAGGGCGCCGGCAGCGACTGCTTGATGATGCTCGCGGAGGTCTACGAGGCGGCCGGCGTCGTCCCGCACATCGAGGTGCCGTTCTACCCTCCCGACTGGCATTTGCATCGCGATGCCGAGCGATATCTCGAGGGCGTCATGAGGTACGCACGCGAGATCCCGGAGCCACCACAGCCGGGTGACGTCGCACTCTTCAAATTCGGCCGTTGCTTCGCCCATGGCGCGATCGTGATTGAGTGGCCTCGTGTGATCCATGCCTGGCACAATGCTGGCGTACTCTATGGCGACGCGACACAGCCGCAGCTGGCGGGACGACCTGCGCGGTTCTTTGATCCTTTCGTCTGATGGGCGGTATTCTCGGCCACAGCTCGAACGCCAAGCAGCAACGCTCCGTCGGGTCGCTCCAGTTTCAGACCTCTCAGGCGGGCGGGGTCATACCACTGATCTATGGCACGACCAAGATTAGTCCCAACGTGATCGACTATGACGATTTTACCGCCACACCCAGCAAGCAGGCCGGAGGCAAAGGCAAAGGCGGCGGAGGCGGCAAGGGCGGCGGCCAGCAGTATATGTATTCCGCCTCGTTCATCATGGGGATATGCCAAGGTCCGATCACCGGATTCGGCATGGCTTGGTGGGACAAAAACATCGGGACCGTTGCCAGTCTACAGAGCATCTCGAGCGTCAATCTCGGCGCCGACGGTCAGGCAGTCGATCCTTATTGGGCGAGCGCTCACCCGGCGAAGGCGATCGGTTATTCGGGCACCGCGAACATCGTCTTCGCCAATTATCAGCTGGGTAACACGGCGACTCTGCCGAATTTCAATTTCGAGGTGATCGGTCTGGGCGCCGGCGCATCCGATGGCTCGCCGACCGGCTACGATGTTAACCCGGCTTACATCATTAGCGATTTTCTGACGAACCCGCGCTACGGGGCAAATTTCGCCCCGGCCAATCTAGACCCGTCGATGACCTCCGGCGCTGAGTCGTCGTATGCGAGTTATTGCGCAGCGCTCGGCCTGTTCCTGTCGCCGCTGCTCGATCAGCAGCAGGAAGCGCAGCAGTCGCTCGCCGACATTACCAAGGTGACCAACAGTGCGATCGTGTGGTCCGGCGGGCTTTTGAAGATCATCCCTTATGGTGATCATTCGGTCACCAACGGCTTCACCGTCGCGAGCTTCAGCGGCGCCCCGACCCAGGCCGGCGGCGACACTATCAGTCTGACCTTTAGCGATCCCGCCCTTAATGGCGGGTCACCCTACACCGTGACTTACACGACTTTGGCGAATCTGCAGATGCCGGGCGCGATGGCCGGGCTTGCGCAAGCAGTCAACGCTGATCCCCGTCTCGTCGGCTTCGGGATCCTCGCATCCGGGGTCGGCCTCGCCGGCGTCATGATCGTTCAGTCGAACCCGACCGGGGATACAGCGATCGGCCAATCGGGCGGCGGCGGAATCACCGCAGCTGGGATCAGCGGAGCGACGACTAATACCTTCACGCCGAACACGACGCCGGTCTACAGTCTCGCCGAGGACGACTATATCGTCCAGCAATCGAGCGTGGGAATCAATATCGGCGTTACGCCCGCCGGCCCTGCATTGCGTTCAGGCGCCGCCCCGATCACTGGCGGTTTCAGCGACGATCCATTGCACATCCAGCGCTTGACCCCGGCCGACGCCGACAACATGATCGAGGTCGAGTGCCTCGATCGCCAGAACAACTACAACACCGCCATCGCCGAGGCCTCCGACCAAGGTTCAATCGATCTGTACGGGGTGCGGCGCAACACCAGCATCAAAGCACGTCTGATCACCGACCCACTCTACGTTGGCGGCATGGTCGCGCAGCTCCTGCTGCAACGCCAGGTCCTCTACCGCAATACATACATTTTTCGGCTCGGCTGGAAATATATCTTGTTGGAACCGATGGATCTGGTACAGATCACGGATTCACGGCTCGGCATCAGTGCCCTGACAGTGCGTATTACAGCCGTCGAAGAAGACGACGAAGGAATGCTCTCGATCACCGCCGAGGATTTTTTCGGGCCGTACTCGTCGACCGTACTCTACGCGCCCTCCAATTTTCCAGCCTCCTCCTCTCCATCGATCCTCGGGGTTGGCGGCGGCACCGCGACCCCGGTGGTAAAGCAGGCAAGCGGCGCTGCGGTCGGCGGTTTCCTGCCGAACTGGAGCGCCGTCTCCGGCGATGTCAACATGCCATTGATCTTCGAGCCGCCAGCAGCGTTACTGTCGGGTGATCTCGAGATCTGGATCGCACTGTCCGGCGGCCCGAATTGGGGCGGCGCCCAGGTCTGGATCTCGAGCGATGGCAGTTCTTACGCTTTCGCGGGCACGATTTCTGGTGCGGCGACGCAGGGTGTCCTAACCGCGACGATCGGCAATAGCGGGGGCAGTCCCGATGCGACCGATATCTGCTCAGTCGATGTGAACGAAAGCCGGGGTCAGCTACTCTCGGTATCGGTGACCGACGCAACAAACCTTGTCACGCTTTGCTACATGGGAGGCGAGCTATTCGCTTACCAAACCGAGAGCCTGACCAGCATCTATCACTATAATCTTACAATCCTCTACCGCGGTGCCTACGGCACGACTGTGGCAAGTCATCCGCCCGGCACACAATTTGCCCGGATCGATCAGTCAGTCGGCCGCTTCCCGTATCCGAATACCCTGATCGGCCAAACGATGTATTTGAAGTTTCTCTCGTTCAACATCGTAGGCGGCGCCCTTCAGAAACTCTCGGAGGTTCTGCCGTATACTTACACGACCACTGGCTCAGGCAAAGCTACCGTGTCAACTACAGTTTCGGGGTCCTTTACCGGCACGGCTGCCGCCAATCAGGTTGTGCAGCGTTATGTGTTCGCCAGAACAGTAACCTTCCCGGTCGGGCTTGGCGGGTCTCAGGGCTCCGCCGGGATCGCCGCGACCGCCTCAACGACGTTTAACATCCAGAAGAATGGAACCGACGTTGGGACTATGGTCTTTGCAGCTTCAGCGACGACGGCGACATATGCAATGCCTGCATCTACTGCGTTCATGACCGGCGATCTTTTAACCGTTGTCGCCCCTCCAACCCCAGACCTGACATTAGCTAATCTTGCTTGGACCTTCATAGGATCTAGCTGAAGTGACGACTCCCTATCTTCCGCAGACCATGTCGGACATCGTGGTGGACTTGAGCCATTGGGAAGCGCAGGTTGATTTTGTCCAGGCTAAGACCGCCGGAATCGCTGCGGTAATCCTTAAAGCAACGCAGGGGACAGGTTTCTTAGATCCGACCTTCGCCTCGCGGGCCGTGGCAGCACATGCCGCAGGACTCCTGATCGGTGCTTATCATTTCTTCGACACGTCCGATCCCACGGCACAAGCAGGTTATTTTCTGGCTACCGTAGTGCGGACCGGTATCCCGATCTTAATGGCGCTTGACTTTGAGCCAAGCGCAACCACCCAGATGATCGAGAACGATGCGGCGGTCTTTCTCTCAACTGTCAAGACAACAGTAGGCAGTTGGCCCGTGCTCTACACAGGACGGTGGGACGTGGCACCCGCACAGCCTAACTTTCAGCAATGCGCGCTGTGGCTCGCCGAATACGGGGCAAGCCCGGTTTGTCCGCCGGGCTGGTCGGAATGGAAATTATGGCAACACACCGACGGACAAAGCGGTAGTGGGGTCGTGCCGGTTCCCGGCATCGGGCGCTGCGATCGTAATCGCTTCGCCGGCGCGGTCTCGCAACTCGGCCAATGGTGGCGTAATCCGACGCCGTAATCATGGGATGATAGTCCCGATCCTTTCGCGGTGATTGTCGTAGCCGCTCGACGGGCCATCCTCGGCTCGAAATAGGGCGATACACGCCTGACAGTTAGCCTCGTTCGTGTGCCAGCGCCCCGCCGTTCCGGAGATTTCCTGCGTTGCCATGGAAGCCAAAACGGAGGTCTCTCAGATGAAACTAGAATCGTGGCACAGCGGCGAAGACAAGCGCCGCTGGAAAATCGTACGCACCGACACCTACGCCGACGTTCCGGGCGAGATTGTCACTGCAGATGAGACGACCGGCGAGTGCAGCTTGCAGGTTGGCGGCGAGACAAAAACGCTGAGCTTTGGCCCCGGCGGAATCAGGATCGTGGGGAGGGGCCGATGAATGGCGACTCTGCGAAGATGTTGCCGCGGGTGCGGTTCAACCCCGAGGTCAACCTCGGTCACGTCCTGCAGATCATCGCTCTGACCGGCGCAGTGGTGACAGGGTACATATCGATGCAGCGCGATATGACATCCATGCGCGCCGAATATCAAGTTGCGATGGCAGGCTTCGAGTCGCGGTTGACCGTCGCTGAGCACGCGATCGTCGAGAGGCGCACCGAAGAGCGGGAATTTATGACCGAAATGCGCGGCAAGCTCGATGAAATTCAGAAGAGTTTCACCGCATGGCAGCTGCAGGACATGGGCCACCAAAAAGGTTCGCGATGAGGATCTATAATGAAAATCATTGCGGCTATTCTTATGTTGATGCCAATTTCGGGATGCGCGCTCCCGATGGCCGTTTCAGATTCATCTGTAGAACATCGAACGCCCAATCAGACGCTCGCTCCTAACACCGAGCCGCGTGATCGCAGTTCCATTAAGCGGAAACCTGAGAACGTGATACTACGATCTCCGTCCGAACAGCGGCCTGAAGGACCGGATCCTGCAGCCGCTCTCAGTGCTATTGATCAAGTAAAGGATACGATAGAGCGCCGTTTGTACATTATCGACGACAGGACCGCGAAGGAGGTGAAATAAATCATTCGGATATGTTGCCGGGCGGTTAGCCTTAGCACCAGGAGGGGCGATTACCAGCTGTTTCAGTTTTCGCTCGAACACTCAGTAGGTAAGTGCCGTTCTGACCGTCAAGGTCAGGGAACACGAATTACGAATCACCAGGATCGAACACGCCATGGACGACCAGCACCGAGAAGAGCACGAATGCCAGGCTGAAATGCGTTCGGCGATCTCTCGGGTGACCGATATGCTGAGCGACG